TTTATTTTATTTTCTGTTTTTTTTTTCTTTTGCTTGTCCTTTTCTTCTTTTTCTTTTTTTTTAAGCTGTGCAAATTCTCCTAAAAGAGATTCTAATCTCAAGTCACCAACTACGGAATCAAACTCCTCTTTTTTCTTTTTCTTATCCTCTGCTAATAATTTAAAAAAATCAGTTAATTCTGATGACATACTAACAATTCCACTTTCTCAAAGATAATGCTTTTCTTGTTGGTCTTCCTTTTTCATCTTTCATAGGACCAGGCATACCACTCATACGAGCACAGAAAGACTTTCTGCGTTTTGCTGCTTTACTACCTTTTTTAAGTTTTGATGGTGGAGTTGTAACTGGTGGTTTTAGATTATGTCCTTGTGCTTTAGCAGATGCTCTACCTTTAGCATTTAGACCACCTTCAGGATTCTTTCCTTCCTTTCTTTGCCATGCTGCAGATGCTTCAATCATAAATTGAGAAAGAGTTTTGCCTTCAAACTCATAATGTGCTAATTGAAGTTTTGGTCTTTTTGGTGCGGGAACATAAGGATTTTTTGGATCTTCTTTTGGTGCATTGTATGGTTGACCGGGAGATCCACCTTCTCCTTTTGCCAAAGGTAATTGTGGTTCTTTACCTTTTATGATTCTAATCTTTATATCATCTGGATTTTCTTTTGGAAGAGATGGATTCTTATATGGAGATTTACCTCCAGAAATAGTTGGACTAATTGTTTCCTTAACTAAACGGTCTGCCTTAATAATGTCAATGATTCTAATGAAGGTATTTCCATTTGCATCCTCGATGGTAGTATCTTCGTTTACTTTACTTTCACCACTATCAATATAATCTGCCGCAGTATCAATATAGTCTGCTGCTTTTGTAATTTTTGACTGAACCCATGCTTCAATATTACCTTCCCCTTTCATCTTTTTCTTCAATCTCTTTGCAGCATTCGTAATTGTATCAAGTTCAGAACGTGCCATTGAATACTCATGATCCTTTTCTTCTGGCATATTTCCAGGATGAGGAGTATTTGGTGTATAGTCCTTCAGAGTAATTGGCATTGAGAACATATCCCAATATTTTTGCCCATATTTGCACTCATCACGAGTTTCTTCTTTTGCACATTTTGGGCAATATCTCTTCATTTCTGATGCTTCTTTTACTGGAACACAATTTGGAACTTCTTCACCATCTTTTATTTTTGTTGGAGGATTTCCAATTTTCTTATTAGTCCAACACTTACTTGCACCAACATTTTTACGTGCTTGTTTTAATCCTTCTTCAATATCTAAAGTTTTTGGATATCCTTTTTGTCCTGGTTTTTTTCTAGGAAGTCCTTTTTTTCTGCGAGCATATATATTGTCCCAAAGACCATTTTCTTCTTTCATGTTCTTCTTTGCCCAAGTATCTGGAGTTTGATTGTGTTTATCAACAAAATCATTATGAAGTTGTTTAGCGGTTACTTTTCTTTTCTTCATAATGCGTCTCATTAAATTATCAATAGAATCATAAGATGCGTCAGGTAATTCAACAATACCTCTTTGAAGATCAGTTACTGCATCTTCTTTTACATCCTTAAATTTCTTATGCTCCTTTTTAGCATCTGCTTCCATCTTTTTCAGACGAGTATAATAATCTGGAAACTCGTCAAGATGTTGAAGAGCGATATCAGTTGCTAAAGTTTTATTATGTGTATGTTCATGTTCAATTGGAATTCCCATATCAAGTTGCTTCTGAATATCGGAAACATCCATACGATGCTTCCTTGCAATTTGTTCAACTGTTCTATGAGACTTCAGTTGCATTTATATACTTAAGATTTATCTTTATTATTTAGAAAACCTTGTTTGAGTAATTTTTGTAGTTCTGATGTTGATCCAACAAACACTGCATTGTTTGTAACATTGTTTGTAGTCTTTACTGCCTCATCTTCAATCAGTCTCATTTTTCTCTGCAGATCAATTAATTTATCTGCAGTATCTCCAACACTTTTTAAAATTTGACCGGCAACTTCATATGCTCTTGGACTATCAGTTTCTGCTGCCAATTCCATAATACCATTTAATGTTTCCTGTCCTTTCTCTATAAGTGAATATAACTGTGCTCTACTATATTCATAGTCTTTTTGTACATCATTTGGAGTTGATTCTATTAATTCTATTTCTGACGCTTTTGCCTTAACCTCAACAATACTTTCAGTATTCAGTGCTTTATCTATGGATTCAAAATCATTTGTCATAACTATTCATCAAATATCCTTTTGTTGCGTTGGACTATAAGTCTTGGAATCATTGAAGAATTCCCAATTCTCATTGAATCCAAAATCATCTCCAGGTTCAGCATCAATAGGATCTGGTACAACAGTATATCTCATTTCTCTCTTTGCACTTACTATATCTGTATTAGTATACAGATCAACCTGAACCTTACGAATAAGTCCTTCCGTAGTATCTGCGATAGGTCCGAATAGGTAAGTTTTTGCCGTAAATTTCAATGTATAAATCAATGCTCTTCTTTCGGAAAAATCTCCCTCATAATCATCTCTGAAAGAAACATCATCCAAATTTAAGGGGATATCTCTTTTTTCTCCAATAGAATCTACAAGATCTATTGTTAACGTAAATGCTGGTTGGAAATATGGCAAAATTTGCTCAACAATTTGTAGGGAATCGTCATTCAATTTTGTGAGAATATTTAATTCAAATCCAATATTATATGGAACTGGCATGTAGACTTTTTTCAAATTCTGACCATCAGAGGCTTTAAAAGATTGAGTTACGCTGGTCTTTCTAGTCGAATCATATCTAATTGAAGTCATTTCAAATGACATTCTCGGTAAAGTAATTGCAACTGGTTTATTTAATTTTTCCTGTTGTTGAATTTTTGCAAGAAATTTCTGCATTGGACCATATGCCAATGGAACTTTCATATCAGAAATTACTTGATCCGAATCATTTTGATGCTGAATATGAATGTCATTGAAAAGTGTACCGAAAGCAACTATTGTCTTTCTTATAATATGGTGATAGTAGTAAGTTCCTAACATTAGTAAGTACCAAATGGATTCGATTCGCTAAAATCAACTATCAACTCTGCTTCTTGCTGTATTTCATCATTCTGAGAATAGTTGTCGCTAGTTGTTGCATCTAAATCGTATGATTTTAATGTATATATTGCAGAAGATGCAGAACCTACAATATTTTCACCTACATTAAATGTTCCATTATTTAGGTAAACTCTTAATATTTTGTCAATATCTTTTCCTGGATTTTCCCAATACTTCACGATTGCAGAAGTACCAGATAAAGTTCCAGTAACTTCTTCGGATACAATATAAGTTCCAAATCCAACTATTGGTGGTGGAGATACTGTGATTGTTGGTAAAGATGTATATCCAGATCCAGCATTTACAAGTAAAACTTCAGAAACTCTTCCTGATGAAATTTTTGTAATTGCAGTAGCAGTTGTTCCACCTCCCACTGGTCCAGATATTGTGATTGTTGGTGGTTGATAATAACGATCACCTTTATCCAGAATATGAATTCTTGTAATTAAATTAGTAGTAATTCCGCAAATAGCAGTAGCACCTGTTCCACCACCGCCGGTTATTCTGACTTTTGGTGGATCAATATAACCATATCCACTATTTGTAATTAAAATTTTACTTATGGATTTAACTCCACCAACAGAAGTTGTTATTGCTACTGCAGTTGCTTTAGAAATGTCCCTATTCAAACTAGTAGCGCCCAAAAGTAAACTACGATCTAATGTAAAATCTGGTGGTGGATCTATAGTTACCGTAGGTGTTCTTGTATATCCATAACCATCATTGGTTATTATGATTTCATTAACTCCCGCATATGGACTCACAATTGCTTGACACTGTGCAGATCCCCCAAATGCAACAAGTTTTAGATCTGTTATATAACCAGTATCTGATAATGTGGATTCTATTTCATCAATACCAGTACTAATTTCTTCATCTTCGTATTCAAATAATTCACACTTTAGTTCATAGACGTAATTTTTTCCTAATTGGTAGAATGGATTTTCAAATTCCACATGCTTCAATTCGAACAGTCTTTCCCCTAATGGAAAAAATATTAAGTCTCCTTCTTTTGGTCTGGTGGCAAACACTAGTTTTTCTCCAGGAGAATAACTTGGTTCTCCTGCAATTATTTCTGACAAAAATGGACTTATAAATTCTTCAAATCTCTCTCTAGAAATTATTAATGATAACTCATTTTTCAAAGTAATTCCAAACTTAGACATAATATCACTACCAGGAGAATATCCCTCATGATTGTTTAAATATGCCTCAATAATAAAATTATCATCAAATTTTGAAGATTGTACTTCTCTGATGATATTATCAGTCTTTAATAATTTTCTAGGAATATAATATACTTCAATCCCGAACATTCGCAAATGTTCGTTGACCAAATCTTGAACTAAACCTTGTTCTGTTGGAGAACCTTGAAGAAAAAATGGATTTAATGCCATAATTATCCAATGAAATCATAAGGTGGAAGTTCATAATCCATTGCCATTCGATCTAGTATTGATTGAATTTCTCTTTCGGCATCATCATATATTTCTCTACCATTCAATTCAACACCACCAGGTAATTTAACACCTCTAAATTTAATTAGATTTTGACCCCACTGCCTCTTAATCAGTGCAGTAAGATACCTCTTGATAAAACTATCATTATAAACTTTAGTAAAATCATTCGGATCTAATATTCTATAGCAATCAATCACAAAAAATGTATTTTCTTTTTGTGCGCCCCAATCTATATCAAGATACATTCTGTTTTGTCTTTTATTAAATCTGATTTGCTTATCAGTTTTTAATAGAAAATCGATATCTTCTAAGTATGATTTCACCATTGCAAACTGTAGCAATTCAACTGAGTTGAAATAATAAAGATCATTTAAAAATAATTGGTATTTGATACTAAACATTCCACCAGAAATGTCACTAGTATCAAATTTAAATACTTTTTCAATTCCAATTACAGAATCTGGAACTTGGATAAAATTTGAAGTCTCATAAAAATTAAAAGTTTTTCCTTGTGAAGTTCCGGTAGTTGTTACAATTCCTACTCCGGTTGTACCAGTAGATTTTCCTCTATTAATATCTTCCTGTGTCAATTTATACTTCAAATACATTCTTTCGACACCATCGAAGTGCCTCTCATAGAACAGTTGAAGGGCATCATCGACTAGATCATCTATTTGATCATCGTCAACATTAATCTCCAGTACAGGAGCACCTAGACGCCTTAGACAGTAATTTACGAGTTCTTGTCTACTTGCTGGTTTTGCCACTAGTATGTACCTCCTTCAATAACTGATGACCAAACTGGAACACCTTGTTCTGTCGTAGTAAGAACGTAGTTGGTGTTCTGTACATATGATTCAGTGCTGGCAGCACCGATCAATTTGCCACTATTGTCAAAATATGCAATTCCATTAGGACCGTCATAATATTGATTATATTTTAAATATTCTCTTACATATAAGTCTGCACCAACATATAAATCACCACGAAATGTTGTTATACCAATAACATCAAGATTGTAAGTAGTTAATATTCCAGTTACATTTACATTCTTTAGGAATCTAAATGAATCGGTTGTAATAAATTTTGAAGTTTGTGCTTTATATTCAAGTACAAATCCATCTGCTAATGAAGATACATCAACATCACTTAAATCTACTAATCGTGTTGCTGATGCTCCTATATTAGAAAGGACTCTAATAACGTTTTGATTGCCAATTCTATCTGATATGTTTGGCATTAGTGTGTTACTCCTGCTCGTACTAGAACCATTCCTTCAATTGCTTTGTATTTCTGCCCACCAGATCCTAAACCACCATTTTCCAACATCACATCATAAACATATCTTCCGGGTTTTAAATTTAAAGTTTGGGCACTCGTTAATGAAATGCGTATTGCACCAACTTCAGCATTTATAATTGTTGAAGCAAAAGAAACTGCAGTTGAACTAGAAGGACTTTTTCTCATCTGTGCAGTTATTGCATAACCAACAATGTTTAAATATGAATTTGTTCTAGCATCCTCTAGACTGAAAATACTAGAATAGTCAAATCCCTGTTCAATGACAATATTGGAAACATAAACTGCCATTTTTTGTTAATATATTCCTTAAGTATATTTATATTTACATCATTCCTAAAGTTGAAATTGTCTCTTCTTGTGAGAAATGGAGTTTTACATAACATTTTGCAATATTTTTTAATTCCGTAATATCATTACAAGTATCAATTTCTCTAGAAATCATCTCATATTGAAATAATTTATGTGTACTATTTAATATAATGCTAGACGGATCCATTTTTTTCCAATAATTGTCTAAGTAAAGATTTTATCTCATTTATATCATTTTTCATGTTATGAATTTCTTTTTTTTGCAAATCTCTAGAGTGTAATGAATTCACATATTGATTATATGCCACAGAATCACAATTTATAATTGCGCCTGATGCTTCATCCCTATAAAGATTTGGGTGCCCTTCTACTCTTATCATCGTACTGCAATTGCTCTAAGTTCTTTGATTCTTACTGGATATGCCTGATTTGTACTGGACATAACAATTTTAATTGCATATCCGGTAAACAAATCTAAACCATCTGCAGTAAATTCACATTCTAAGAATTCATTCTCCAAACTTGGTGAAACAAATATGTCAGGTAATCCACTATTTTTTGAAGGATCTATAACTGAATACTGATTTGTATCAGTATACTGCAAATTGTTATATCCTGGAAACAATTCAAATGCTTGTGCAATTTCACTAGAATCTGCTCTAACTAAACTATAGAGAACTCTAAAATCTGCAGATTCGTGTCTATACGCGGATAAAATGATCTTCAATGATGTAGCAGGTTGCTTTAATGATACCAGTTTTGATACATAAGAGGCTGCATGGGGATCATTGGTTATTGAATTAACTCTAGAATCTGTAATGTAATCTGAAACTGGATTATTAATTCTACTACTTCTAAATTCCGTAGATGAATTGTTCAAATATATTACTGGAGATAGGTATTT